GGCAATGTCAACCAAATCGTAGAACTGGGTATCAAGCGGTGCAACATTACTCTAAAATAAAATCAGTTAATTATAAGAGAGAATCGCTAGATTTTTCTATGCAATTTTTACGATCAATGTTTTACTCTTATTGTGCTAATTCCAACACGTTTACATTAGATGATGTTGCTTCTTCATTGAATAAGAAAACGAGTTGTGGTTTTCCATTTAATTTGTCTTCTTATTTTAAAGATAAATCTAAATTCTTTGAATTAAGTAACTGGAAAGACATAGTCTTACAGTTAGAAAGTATAGCACTTAATGAACCTGATTTTCGTGTTTTTTGGCAAGTGAGCCAAAAGTATGAGGTTAGACCTAACGAAAAGTTAGATCTTCCTATTCAAAAAATTAGAGTTTTTTTAGCAGCCCCAGTAGATTTCGTAATACTACAAAATAAATATTGTTTGAGCTTTAATCAGAGATTTATGTCAAGTTATAAAACTACTTTTTCAAAAGTAGGTATGACAAAATTTCGTCGTGGATGGGATGATCTTCTCCATAGTTTTGGCCAGTATTCAAAAATACTGAGCATAGATGGAGAGAAATTTGATACAACTATTAGTTCTATTTTCACCGATTTAATAAAACAATTTAGATTAGAGTGTTTTAATCCAGACCTCGATCAGATGCAATTAAAGAAAATTCTTGATTTTATCTATGATAATATTCAAAATTCTTACCTGGTCCTTGAGAATGGGGAATTAGTAGAAAAAGAGGTAGGTAATACTTCTGGTCAGGCTAATACACTTATTGACAATACAATGAGTAGTATAATAGCAATGACATACATGTATCATCGTCGGTGTAAGGAATTAAACATCGAATCATCTTATCAACATTGTTTACAAACTCTACGTGCTGCTATATTAGGGGATGATGTCCTTTTAGGACAGCATCCTGATAATTTAACGTTTATCAACTATGATTGCATGTCAAAATATTACGGTGAATTGGGAATGACAATCACTCGTGAAAGTGCGGAACATGTTGATGTAAAGGATGCTGAATTCTTATCAACTAAGTTTATCCAGTATCCTAATGGGATATATTTACCTTTAATGAATAGGGATAAAATGTTTTCAAGTTTAATGCTTGGAGACTCAAATCCTGACCCACGTTGGGTTTTATTGCGAATTTTCGCGTATAGAATCGAATGTTGGGCTGATAAAAGGTTTATAAAAATGCTTCAAAAGATGGAGAATTATATTTATCAAAAATACTCCAAACAACTTCACGGCTCAATGTACGTAGGAAAATTTAATGAAGAAGTGTCGTGGACTGATGTTCTCAGTATGCGACTTTCGGATAGGGAATTAGACTACCTATATATGGGCTATGAATCTAGATCCCCTACCTCGAATTATGAAAGGTTAGCTACTAAATTATCAGCCATTTTAAATTTAGAAGAATAAAATACATGGAAACAGAAATAGTTTTTCAAATATTAGGAGATATAGCATTAATAATAGAAGCATTTTGTATATTCTACGCAACGTTTATATTACATAAAAATTATAAATAATGTCTCAGCAAACAGCTGGCCATGTTAGAGGTGACATCAAACGATCTGAATCTTTATTAACGAGATTACAAGGAGCTACTGGTTTGACAGAAGCTGGCAAAGAGTGGTTAATAGCTGCGTTTGATCCCTTTCATGATAGAGATGTTAATTGTACTGGATTCCCTGATGCGTTGGGATCTAATTCGGTAGTTCAACTAGTTACTGGTACATTGCAAGTCAATGCTCCTGGTGGTAGTAATTGGGATTGCCATGTAATTGAATGGCCTTTTTTAGGTCCAATCACCAACGTTAAAGACACATTTATAAAATATAATACATTAGGGGATTCAACTGGCGCACCCGTAAAAGCAGTGTTCTCCGATTCAGGTGAATCTAATGGTCTTGCGTATGGAGGCTTGTGCGCTTATACGTTTAATACCACAGCGAATAATGTTTCGCCCTTTACCGGTTCTATCCAGTCAAGGCAACAATATACTTTACCTAATGGCTATCTTCAATCTCCCTATCGTGTTATCGCACAGGGTTTTGAGGTATATAACACGACTCCTGAATTATATAAAGGAGGTTCAGTGTGTGTTTATAAACAACCATTGGGTAATTTCGTTGAGGCATCAACAGTGGGAATTGTTGGTTCCGGATCGAATGTCATGGGATATGTTGGAGCCTTGGTAATGGAAGCTCCTCCAGCAAATGCTGCAGAGGCTCTCTTATTACCTACATCCCGTCAATGGGATGCAAGAGAGGGTTGTTATGTGATACCAACTTTGCAGACTCTAGACATTGGTAGAGTTATTGGTAATTATACACAACCCTTTTATTATAATGATACACCTGGGGATTCAACTTATCATGGTCCTTCATTTAGTTATTTTCCAACAACAGGGCAATTTCCTGTTTTTGTTAATCAAAATTTTACTCACTTTGACCAAGTTGGAGCAATATTTACAGGGTTATCACCACAAACAACGCTAACGTTAAATTATAGAGCATACATAGAAGTTTTTCCTTCGAGTGGATCTTTATTATCTACATTAGCGAAACCATCACCTAGCTACGATCCAGTTGCTGTTGACATATATGCAAATATAATGAAATCAGCGCCAATAGGAGTAGAAGTTAAATTCAATGGATTAGGTGATTGGTTTATAGACGGAATTAATGCCGTTAAAGACATGGTTGCCCCTATTGCCGCTCCTATCCTTAAGCAAATGAAGCATCCAGCTGCGCAAGCAATTGGTGCCTTACTTACAGGGAAGAAGAAAAATGAAAATGGCTTAGGTAAAATAGGAGGCAAAGCTGTTCAAGGCCCTATGACTAAAGAGCAGCATGATAAGAACATGTCTAAAAAGAAGAAAAAGAAATAACTTCTTCTTATAGTGAATTATTGGTTAGCTTGCTCACCAATATTATCACTTATATTGATTAAACACGTTGTTCTAATTTTTTTGAGTTCAGCGTAGTGATCATGACCTTTGGTTATGAAGGGTGTAGCTTAGTTCAGTCGAACTATACCAC